GGGGCTTGATTTCCCTCAAGTTAGGGGGGGATTTGCACCCCACAGCGCCTATGTGTCTTATAAGCGGCGACAACTCGTCGCATCTCTGTAACGACAAATGATAGTTTTTTATTTATTGAACTACCAGCGTCTAGAGACCAGAAATATCCGTTTCGATTTAAGTGGAACGGCAAACACTATGCATTATTGTATGCACCACAATAAGAAAAGTTCGATTTAAGTGAACTTTAAAGCACTAGATGTTAACGACACATCTCACGTTGCACACATACTAGATCAACACGACAAAGATGCTAGAAAAATCAACTAGTATTAATAACAAATTCGTAATTATCAATTATAACTACCAAAAGGTAATGAAACGTGATTCAACATTATCACAACAATGGAATACAACGAAACCGTAAAGACGGCAGGTAATAATGATTACCAATCGAAGTTCCTATCAACGTAACATTTTTGGTATTTTCCGTTATAATTAAACAACGATGAAAATAAAGAAAAGGAACCTATATGCTTTTTCAAAGCACACAGACCGAACATAACATCACAAGACAATCTATAACGCTCGATTATGGCAACATTTAGTGCCTCTAGTACGCGATAATCACTATAATATCTGTAATTATCACAAACAGAGGTAAAAATCTCACTCAATAATTTACCATCTTTGATGTCTTTTCTACCCAATTTTGTGAGCAGTTTATAAGGGTCGGGCGCAAATCTATATCTTTCACCAACCTTGATCAGAAATTTCCCGCAAAATGCGTTATTCTCAAAGTTGAACATTTTACAGTCAAAGTTCCACACAGCAGCCAACCTTCGACAAGGATCTGGTATAGCCATACGTTTTGGAAAGAATATTAGAGAATCATCGCCTCCAAAGATCATAAATCTGGCTTTTTCCAATGGAAGGGATTCAATTAAAGATAAGGCGGCAGACCAAGTATTGGAACCATAGGTGTCACAATTACCCGATTTCTGCTGATACAAAAGATGAGCAACTAATCCATTCACCCTATCCTTAACAATAGTTTGACACTGAGATTTCTCCCACAGGTACGCACATAAATCGTCTAAGCCAAACATACGATATAACTCCAACACCGCACGAATGTGTAGTGATGTTTTTGACTTATCAAATTTCGAAAAATCAATCTCCACAGACTCAAATTCTTCCCTAACGTCTAAAAACTCAACGGCTGCGTCAAGCTCAGAGGCGGTCATGCGAGTATTATATATTACATGCGGTTTCAAAGCAAACCGAATGCGCTCATTAATTTTTTTCATAATAGGTCCAAATAGAGCGTTTACAATCTTATCAGGTAAAACGACAGTTTGTAAGGCAGCGTATTCTGATTGCGGCGACAGATCTAGTTTAGGTTTAACGTCATTTTTAATCATAAAATTATAAGTGCACACATCAATTTCATGGACTACACGAGTATCCGCAATCATCTGTTTTTGAGCAGTAAAAGATTGTTTGCCCCACCACCGCGCGGCATTCTCAACAGTGTTCATGACAGAGGCATCAATTCGATCAACATCAAAAAAAATATCTCTAGCCCTGGTCACAGTCTTTTCTATGATCTCAAACTCGTTAACAGACTCCTGCAGTTGTGGTGCAGCCATATTCCTTTTATTTAAAGCGAGTGGACTTTCCACTAGACCCCCTTGTCTTTTCTCAGGCATAGCAGTTCGTAATACTGGAGTTAAACCTTTCACCTCGCTCCAAACCTTTGTTTGTTTATTAGGGTAGTATGTCAAATCATCAATTTCAACATGTATACCACCTGTAGCAACTTCATACCCGTCAAAGCACGTGTCAATCGTAGAATTTCCCGGAAACGCTATATCATACATTTCTTGTAAAGCTTGAGCTTCACCTACATCAGGTACTTTTGTAGCAATATCCGAAAATACGAATTCTTCGTACTTTGACCCAAACCGTTATTGAACAGATTCCGAAAACAAATGCTTCATTAATTTACCTTCTTGCACACTCATCATTAGTGAAATGTCATGAAAAAGACTATCTTCGGCCATAGTGTAATAAATTACACTTCTTCGGTGCCGTGTAGTCCCCACAACTACATAAGGCTTTGAGTTCTCACCACCTGGATAAATTTCGTTTGCAGTGCTTTTCAATCTTACGAGTACAACGTTCTCATAAGTTTTTCCTTGACATTCGTGTACTGTATTCACACCCCATTTTCCTTTGCCCAAGTATTTCTCCATCTCTTCTTTTTCAGCTTGCGTAAAGGTCAAATATTGACAATTGGCAACTTTTGGAATAGAATAGATGGAAGTCATACCTGTCCTGGGACCGATAGTTTTCATAGATCTCAAAGTCTCATTAGCACTCATAATCACCGAGTTACCGTAATAACCCTTTCGAGTTAAAAATGCGGCAACATCCAATGGTGACCTATAAGTCAATCTCTTTTCCACGACATTATCTATTTTCAATTTAGCATATTTTAGAGTAATTCCCTCAACTCGCGGAACGAAAGGAATCTGTTGAGAATCTCCTTGACATATAACAGTCCTGGCGGACAACATATCAGCGCAAAAATAAACAGTTCCTGCATGAGCCATTAGCGCTTCATCGAAATGAAGTACGTTTGCTCTAGAAAAACGATCATTCATAATGAATGAATCGACTGTTCTAACCCTTTTCACATCGCTCTCTGTCGCACCTCGCTCGCGCATAAATCTTTCCTTAAGGTCCAATGAGGCTTCTTTCCCCATAGTTAAGACATAATGATCAACAAGATTAGCCTCCTTAACTATATGAGTGGATTTACCACAACCTGGCACACCATCAATTAGCGTGACCCGCGGTACACGTTTTTGTTTTCTTTTCAGAAAAACTTTCTCAAGCTTCTCTAGAATAACCATTTCGTTCATCAAAAACGTCAGCTCACACATCATGTAAAGCCCTCTCTCGTCATGTGAAAATTTTGGCTTATTTGTAACAAAGTTACCGTTCTCATCCTTTTCCCAGCACAACGGTACAAGCTTGCACTTCTTCCAAGTACGATCAACAAGTTTAACTGCATAAGCGTGACCTAATCGCTTAGGCGATTTATTAAATAACCACTCACCGCAGTGATTCTCAGAATAGTCTAAAAAACACGCATCCTTTGGGGTTTTACATTTCCCATCATGAAATTTTCCATATAGAAAATCTCGGATAGCATCCAACATCGTAGACTTGTCTGCTATCATTTTGCATCGCAAATACCACAAGAACTCTTTCTTAGCAAGCGTCCTAAAATCGTCAGATTCAGTTTCATCAGGTCTGGTAGGTAACCTTGAATAACACACTATCATGGGGTCCACGGGGGGGCTCGCTTCTTTCATCGTCACGGCGACGTCAGAATCATCGGCCATCTCTGCCCATCTTCCCGGTATTATTTCACATACTCCACCACCGTTATCACTATCGTCTGAGTCATCGGTGATATACTCCAGCGGTCGCGAACACTCTCCTGTTTCCATAACGGTGTCGCTTTCGTAGTCAATATCTTCACATTCTAGCAGTCCTTTTCCTTTCAACTCTCTGCTTGTTGCCACTATAATTGGTACAACGTCAATTACAGCCGGGGTAGCCTCATTATCACACTCGTAACCTTGGTCCATTAATTCCTCGGAGGAATTCCTAGGTATACCCTCGTTAGACACTTCATCAGCTTCATCACTCATATGATCACCAGTCTCCTGATCGTCATCATTCTCAATATCACTACAACCCTGTGCGGCCTCAGTGATAGAGTCTTTTTTCAAGCTCTCGGCGCCTTGTGCACCCTCAGAAGTATCTCTGCGATCATCAATAAAATGTATGTGCTCTAACAATAATTCACTCCTTATCATATTAAATAATTCTTTCACAAGAGGTATCACAAAAGCATCTTTCACTTCACAAGACGAGGAATGAAAGTGATCTTCACATTCCAACCAACTTTCGACGTACTTCATACTCCATTGAGGAACTTTGTCTTTTACGTCACCATTAGTAGTTCCACGATAAATCTCCTTTTGCTCACTACTGAAATGACCCGTTCCTGCCATCCAATCCTCAAAAGTTGATTTTCCCGTCTGTTTCTCAATACACCCAGGTTCTCCGGCGTATCTGTTCTTACCGGCTTCGTCACTATCACAAAACAAACCGTGTTTATCGACCACTAATTTTTGAGAAATTAATTGGTCACGCTCACACTCCTCATACAACCTAGCCTTCTCCTCAATATCTGAGAAAGTGAAGATAAGCCCATTACTTTTTACGTGCTCCGCCCACAACTTAATCCGATCGTTTACTTCAACGAACGCAGGGACGTCTAATATATTCAATATTTTTCCCCCATTCGCGAAATTCAACCACTTGGCAAAAACTTGCAACCCTTTCTGGTACACACTTTTCTTGCCAAATACGCCATGAAGCACACAGCGCACAATCTCCATAAATTGTAGTTCCTCACTGACTCTCATCCGCAACTTGTGCAACACTAACTTTTGCCTTTGTCTCTGTACCTCAGTATATACTAACAATGTTGTAGCTATCATTGGCAAAAGTCTAGGATCAACCTTTTCAACCGTTTTTCGCGCAGAACCCCCAATAATCACCGCATTATTAGTGGATGCAAGATAACCAAAAATCGTTTCCACATTTAATTGATTCTCTTTCATCCTACCAACATATTCCAATGATCTGCTCACATAATCACGTGGAAGAATCTCCTCTTTGAACACCAACTCACCCGACTTAGAATCCAAATCAAAAATAGGAAACACAACTTTACCTCTTCCCACCACTGGCAGACATTTGAAAGAAGAGTCGTTTCTAACGCCCATAGCCCTGGCTTCCGTTGCTTCAGTCAGCGTAAAAAACATCACATCACCCCTTAAATCATTCAATTCGAGGTAATATACAGCTCCGTCAGGGGATTTTACGAAGGTCTTCGTAATATACAATAACAAAGAATCCAAATCATGTTCATAACCACAATTAGGATCATCGTAAAAACCATATTTTACCTTATTACCATTAACCCTGTAAAAACCATTGACGGTAGGTAACTCGCCTTCTTTTTTTCCAAGCAACATATCCACTGCAAATAAAAACGTTCCAGTTAAGACTCTAATACCCTTCCTTTGCATCGCAGCTACCAAATCCACTAAGTGGATATCATAGATACTATGAATAGCCATGCCGCAAACAAGCGCATCTTTCTTTAACGTATCGTCAGAAAACGGTTCGAAAACACAGTCTTCAAATCTGTTTTGACAATACCATTTGCCGTTCAAGTCGTGGTGACTCAATAAACCAGCGTCCACTTGATCTTTAATTCTTTTCGTATCGTCTCGAATACGTTCCGCTCGCTCAGCCGTAGCAGGGTCCAACTCCTTGGAACTTTCAATAAACTTAGTGTAATTTATCATACGTGTCATCTTACGTTGCGCATCACGGAAGTCTAAAATCGGACAACAGCAATGTACGAAACGCTTATCACTTCTCATAGCGTGTGTTGCCCAATTACCTCCAACGTCATAAATAACTTCGCTAGGAAAAGAAGATAACACTAAGTCTGTTTCAATCTTCCTCATGGCCGCTGCCATACTGTGAGTCCCTCGGTGAACAGAAGAAGAAACTATACGTCTCTCTGGAAATAAGTCGCAAAGTAATTGCAACTGATCCTCGGTCAAGTTCCTTTTTACATCTATTTTTTTTTTGTTTTTTAACTTTTCTGTAGCATCTTTGATCTGATTACCATAATGATTACACATAGTCTGGTGCAATTCAGACTGTGTTCTCGTAGCACTAGTATGTAAAACGGCATCTACCAACTCTTGTGACTGCAATTTTCCTAAAATAGAATCCATGCTTCAAAAGTGAAGAAAACGCCGGAAATATAGAGAAGATTTATCGTTTCAAAAACGGGCTCCTCCAATTGCCGACAAAAATTATTCTGCTAGGATAAAACCTGTTAGAATAAAAATTAT